GTGCTCTGTACCCATTAAAGAACGTATTACATCTTTCTCCTCTTCGGGTAAAGCTAAATAGCGTTCTCTAAGTTGATTGAAAAATTCTTCCATATTTTGTTATCCTTTTAAATAATCCTATAGGATAGACACCTGAAGATATGACAATCATACCATATATTCCTTTAAGTGTCAACTTCTTTTTTATAAGTAAATCATGCACAGACTTTACAACAGATGCTTGCCATTTTGATTTAGCCACTAAGCCATCTGCCACATACTTACCCCACACATCGTAGCCATCTTGCCATATCTGTGATTGTTGTCTGTGCCAACGTCTAAGCTCTTTTACCTCTGATATGGTCATGGTCTTTTGTTTGTATGATGCTGTGCAACAATGTGTGCCAGTTGCTGTAGGTTCAGAAAATGTACTACCACCTGTATTATTATTTTGATTATCGTCATTATTTAATGCAGCTTCTGCACGTCTTCTATTTTCTCTATCTATTTGGGCATCCATAGCTGCGGCTCTTTGCATTGCATCTGCTTCTCTTCTTTCTCTAGCTTCTCTTTCGGAGTTACTTTCACCAGACATTATAGCTGAATCTCTTGTGGGATTTTGAGTAATCATCATTCGTGTCATTTCTTGATTACTTGTAGATGGATTTTTTGCTTGTTCTATCTCTAAGTTTTTATTAAAATCTGCTTCAGTCTTTTTAAATTTTTCAGCTTTCTTTGAACTATATTTGTGTTTAGACGCTTCTTTAATTTCTTTTATATCACTCGTAAGCTTCTCATCATCTGCTACTGGAAATAAAGCAAGCTTGCCTGTTAAAGGTTTTTTAGGTTCTAAGTCAATTATATTTCTTAGCGTATTATAATCTGTGGCATCTCTGTATTCTCCTGCCAACAATCTATCTGCTGCTTTTCTACGTATAGCTCTATCACTTTGCCTTACTAAAGGACCGGGTAATGCCATGCTAACACCTCTATCAAAAACGTCTCCTGCTTTACCCAAAAGAGGGAGTGCTGTATTTGATTTAGTTGTAGGCACTGGGTCTAGTGCAAAAGTCTTGGTATTTTTTCCTGACGCATAATCTATTCCCATAGAGCCTGATGGACTTCTTACTCTTAAATAGTCTTGAAAATCTTTTGTTTCAAACGCATCTGCGCTTTTAGGTGCCACACCTCTTACTGCAGGGGTTACTTCGCCCCTTTTTAAATCTTCTTCTTTTCCTAGTAATAAATCATCTGCAGTCTGCTGTTGCTCTACAGTTTGTGGCACTGCAGGTCTATCAGTGCTTGACTGTGTTGTATCTGTAGCTGTTGTAAATGTAGGTCTAACTGTAGTATCAGCACTTGCATCTCTCGGTTTAAATCCTTCAGGGATGGGTCTTATAGGTTTTCCATCCTTAAAAGGTATTTGCATTTGTTGACCTTGCTCATTTACGTAAGGACGCAGTTCATCATATCCTGCTGTACCCATTAGGTCTGAAAATGATTTAGGTGTTGTATCTGCTATTGGTGGTGGTGTATATCCACCCACGTTCGGTAGAGGACTTGTAGGTCCTAATTGTGGTGCAGTGCCAAATCCCGGTTGAAGAGTTACTGCAGGTGGATTAACCTCTGGTGACATATAAATACCTTGTTGTGCTTCTACAACACCACCCTCTGCTAACTCTAAGTCATCCATATCAAATGGTATATCATCAGGTATTGTAGCTTCTTCAGAATTACCCATCTGACCCATAGCTTCCATAACCTTTAAACCTTGCTTTGCTTTCTGGCGCATCTTCATCAATGTATCAAGACCATAGTAACGAGTTACATCTGCAGGAAAAACAAATTCACCCTCACTAAGCATTGCAGGTATATCATCTCTTACTTCTTCTTTTAATGACCCTATAGGTACATCATTACCTGATACTGGGTCTTTTGTACCACCTTGCTCTTGCAATCCACCTTCATTGTTCTGTTTAGCTTTAGGCGGTGCAAACGACCTGAGTATTTCTATTACCTCTTCGTCAGTCAATCCATACTTTTTCTTATATGCATCAATATGCTCATCTAATTCTATAACCTCTGGTTTAGGCACATCTGTACCCTTTGCAGCTTTCATAAAAGCAAATTCTGTTTGTTCAGCTAGTGCCATTGATTTCATCCCTTAAATATTTTAGCTTTCGTAAAGCTGACACCGCGCCTTGTGACCGATGTATGAGTATAGTATTATCTGATTGTTCTAAAGATTTTTGTTGTTGACTAATTAGATAATCTATATAACTATTGAACGCTTCCCACTGACGGTTGTTGTTCACCAGTGGCTTGAGCTTGCTGAGTATTTGCTTGTTGTCCGACATTGCCTGTAAATCCTTGTTCATTCGGCACAGGAGCTTGTCCTACACCTATATTACCTCCACCTGCACCTGAAGTGTCCATAGCATCTACACCTGCTACAGGAGCTTCCTGTTCAGCCTGTGGTGCTTGAAACCCTTTCATTATTTCTGCTTGTAAGGCGGCTTCATCCATATTGTTGGTTACTTTGTCGGGGTCTAAATCCATTGATTTTGCAATCTCTCTTATGATGTATTGAAACTTAGCAAAAGGTGCAAGAGCAGGATTGCTCGCTACAGATAAGAACTGCATAAGTCTCTGGCTACGCACTTCATTAGCCATAAGACTTTCTGTACCTCTAGCTCTTACCTCTAAGTCACCTTTTATGCTTGGGTCAAAGTCAAACTGCATGTTGAATCGAAATAATCCTTCACCCAAAGGTCTAAGTAAATAATCATCTACATTTTTTATAACTGTTTTTATACTGCCACTTGCAGCATTCATTAACATTGATATGCCACTAGCAGTTCTACCCACACCCTGCACACCTGTTTGTCCATGTGCAAATGATGGAAAGCCTGTGCTTTCATCTGCCAACACTCTGGCTTTATCAAACAACATCATATTCTCTGAAGATACGTTTGGAAACTTTGTACCAAAGATAGCCTGACCGGGTGCGCCGCCTTGTCTTCTGAATATTTTTCCGGGATATAATGAAAGGTCTTGACCGGGGACTAAGTTTGTTTCATCTACCTCTACAATTAAATTACCCGACAATACTGCATTATCTACAGCCATACGCATAAAACCATTCATTAGAGTCTGTGTATCGTCCATATTCTCTGCAATACCTACACCAAAAAAGCTATATGGGTTTAGTTCGTATGGTGCAGCAACATAAGGTATCTTTGCAGGTTTGAATGGATTAAGCACCATTCGTATAAGTTTACCATTGCATATCCATATGTTTGCTTGTAATTCATCAAAGTCTTGCAGTTCTGCAGGTATCTCAACACCCTGCTCCTCTATCAGAGCCGTATCTACCATACCCCAATACTCTAACACTTCAAATCTGTCTACACCGTGTTCTGGCGCATAGTCAGATAAATCATCTTCCCAATAATATTTATTGTAGTTCTCGCCCATTTGTATGGCTTCGTCAATAACTGTATCTCTAAAGTATGGACGCTTCTTCAACGCTCTAAGCTGAGAACGAGACATCTTGTGTCTCTCTAACACATACTGTGCTTCTTCCATATTGTTTGCATCTGGGTCTGGATAAAAGTTCCAAACAGATACATAGTTTACTTGTGGCACTGTTTTAAATTTAGGGTCGTATGTTCCTTCATCGTTCCAATTTGGATACTCTTTATCTACAGCAAAAGGTCCTTTCATTATACCTGTACCAAACAATGACATCTCAAATGATGCACTTCGTAAATGTTTGTTTGCTCCTGACTCTTCTAACTGGTCATGTATTTTTTTCTGCATATTTTTTGCAGCAATCATCGCAGGACTAAACGTAATAGCAGATGGTGTTTTTCCTACACCCTCTTTTAATTTATCTTCTATTGGCTCTAGTTTACTTTGTAAAGGACCTAGCTTATCCATCAAAGATATTTCAGTTGCTCCCGGTGGTAAATCATTTCCATCACCTGCAAATCCATATGGACTTTGTAGCTCACTTACCTGTTCAGGTTCTTGTGGGTCAAAGCTAACATCACCCACTACACCTTCTGGTAATTCTGTTGGTTCTACGGATAAGGGAAATTTTTGGTTGGCAAATAGAACATCTACTATTTGTCCATACGCTGCTAGAGTTTTAGTCTTTGTTACTTTTATAAATACACGAGACTTCTCTGCTTCAGTAAATTGTACATCGGGACCATACAGTCCTCTGTAGTTTCTGTATGCTTTTAACCATCGTTGTTCATCTTGATATCTATAATCTTCTGAACGCTTGTAACGCTCCATTACAAATGGTATTATACTATTTATATTGGCATCTTCGGATACAGAGTCCTCTGTGTCGCTTAATGCTATGGAGTCTTCTTCCATCATTATATCTTCTTCAGCCATTTAGTCTCCTTAATATCCGAAAGTAGAATCTGCTATTGGCATATTGTTTCCCTTGCTCATTGTTGGGTCATAATCAAATATACTAAATCGCGGTCTTGACATTATACCATATCTTAACGCATCATACAAGTGGTCTTCTGACTTAGTGTCTACATCCTCTGGATTCTTTTTGTCCAGTGGGATTGAGGGCAGTTGAGAGATGACATTTGTACAAGTATTGAAAAAAACCATACGTGGCTCTTCAGTAAACTCATCAACTTGCAATCTTCTGTGTATCTCATTTTTACCTGCAACCCGGCTACCCTTACTTCTGTCAGACGGTCTCCACCTACATCCTCTACCAATCATTTGTTCAGCCAAGCTAGGACCAGTATCCCCACGCTTATGCCACAAAGAACTGTCCAAAACACCATATCTAATATTGCCATCACCTGCTTCCATTTCTAATATCATGTCTGCTAAATCTGTGGCTAATACTTTCGATACGTACAACTCCCTATATACTACAAGCTGTTCACTCGGTGATACAGCAAACCATATAACTCCTGTGTAACTTCCATATCCATAGTCACACGCTCTAAACTTCACCCAGTTAGATGGAATATTAAAAGGCTCGACAACATGAAGGTCACGGTTAAACTCAGTAAAAGCCGCACCTTCTTTAATGTCCCAATCCCCTTCGAGTAACTGTCTTCTTTGTTGTTCTGGGAGCGAGAGTAGCATTGCTTCATAGTCTCCAGACTTTGATAAGAATGGGTTATCGGATAATCTTGCCGGTATAAACTTCCTTTTAAAGAGAGCCTTTCCTGCTTTAGAGTGTCCAGAGGGATAGCGTAATACTTCTCCTGTTTCGATATTTGTCGCATCAAATGCCTTTCCGTATGCTGCAGGGTCAATGAACATTTTCTTAACCCAAGCGTGACCTCTACCACCGGGGTTCGTTGTTGCTCTCATAAAGATGGGTAAGTCTGGAGCAGTAGAA